TCACATTGGAAACCGTTACCGTCTGCACCGTCACGTTGGTCGTTGCGAGCGAAGCCTTAGCTCCCGCCGAGTTGAGTTGCGTGGCCGTTGCCGTCACCTTGGTTCCTTGGATGGACCAGAGACATCCTTTGTCAAAATTAATAGCGCCGCTAAAATTTTGATCTTGCGGAACATTCAGTGCCATCAGTGGCAAGGCACACAGAACAAGAGCGGCGGCAGAAATTAAAAAGCGTTTCATGGTTATTCCCCTTCTTTTGGTTCGTTTGAGATCATTTCACGAGCAATACGTTGCGATTGAGTAACAAATTTTAGCCCTGCTATAAATCCTACAGCATACCGAAAATCACGCTTGCAATCAACGCAATCAATATGCGGGCTTTCTTCCAAGTCCTGCCTGCGTTTTTTTACCTCCTCTTCCAGTAATTTTATTAACGCCGCACCGGCACCGACTTCATTCAGTTTGGCCAGCGCAAGAATCTCGTCGTCGTTAAGTTGCGGCTTTAGTTTCACTATAATCTGGCTCCTCAATTTCGCCTAATACCATTTTGTAGCTCCAATGTCAAGCGTTATTTTTTATTGCTGCGCAACCGGCGCCGGCTGAACCTGCATAGCCGCTGATTTGGTTTCCATGTCATGCACGGCCTTTGCCCGCTCCAACTTATTCTGATCTTCCTTGTGTCCAATACTTGCCGTCTTTAACTGGGCATCGGCTTCAGCGCGATCAGCTTCTGCCGACAACTTCTTGGTCTGTGCTTCTACCAAGGGATTAGGCGGTTGCGACGCTGCTATCTGTGCTTCCTGTTGCTTTTCAGCCGCCGTCTTCAATACTTGGTCTGGATCAAGGTCCAGCGCCTTCGCCAACTCCTCAACGAACCACGGCAACTTGGCTTCCTTCGCCAAGTCCGGGCTCGACATTATCGTGGTCAGGAATTGCTGTATCCTGGCAATGCGCTCCACGCGGTTCTGGAAGGATGAGAAACCAAGAGCCTTGACGATGTACGAACCCTTGCCGGTTTGCTGTTCAGGATTGGCCATATTGTAGTCATAGAACGCCTCGATCATCGGCTCGATCAAGCCCTCGTCCATGTTTCGGATGACCGAACCCATATACTTGCCGGCCTTCTCAACCTGCTGTGCCGCAACATAGGCTCTCATCTGCGGTTCTTTGACATCCATACCCTGCGTGATCCTCGGTATCAATGTATCGGCGTCAGCGTATTTTTCCATCAACTCAATCAGTGTAATCAAACTCTGCCCCACATCCGGTATCACAATCGGCATAACCGCTTTACGTGCATCGTCACAGTCCTCGGAAATCTCCAGCACCATGCCGGTCTTGGTCTCCTTGAAGTCTTGTTCCATGAATCGGCGCTTGACTGCGAGTATCACGTTAGCCGAAAGTTTCTTGTTGTCTTCAAATGCTCGGACTGCTCCATTCAAAACAAACTGGCTATTGGCCGCATTATCGGCTACCCCGATGGCACCAAGATCGTCAAGGGAGTCTTCCCACACACCACGGCGGAATGGTCGCTCCTTGGCATCGGTTCGGGCATAACGCACCACTTCGTCGCCGGCCACACACACCATGCACTCGACTTCGTTGCCTTCGTCATTCGTTGCATCGTAAGCCACGGCCGGCACGTCCTCTCCCTTGAATAGTTCTTCCTCAAATGCCTCGGCAGTCTCACGCGGCACACGTCCCCAAAACTCAAGATAGAGCAAGGTGTTCTGCCGGTTCTTCACATACCGCAAGGCCGGTGGAAGGCTTAGAGGATCCTGTTCGGGTTGGTTCGCGCTTGTGCCACTACGCTGTGCCAAGGACAGGGCGTTATCAATCTTCTCATTCAGATATAACGGCCTATCCTTTTTCTGCCTGAGCCAGAATGGCGCAACTAACTGGCGGTGGATACAACCGGCAGAGGCTTGGAGATCGTCGTTCTCGAGGTCACGGAAAAAATCCCACAGGCTTACATATTCCCAACCGGGTTGTAATCCTTGCTCAAGAATGGGATCGAAAGTCTTGTATTGCTCAGGAGCACCAGGAACCGCGACGCTTGACTGCCACCGCTGGCGCTCGATGTTAATGACGACCTGCTTGGCAATGGTCTCGCCATACTTGGCCGCGCACAGGACGTTCCGCATTAGCGACCGGTTGGCGTTACAATCCAGAAGCTGTTGTTCTATCAACTTCCGCATGTCTTCAATGTCTTTCTTCTCCTGCTCGGCATCCTGGAGTTGCATCTGACTTTGACGCACATCATCCCACGGGGAAGGTTTCAGCATGAAGGGAATCTTGGACCCGGCCAACTGCATATCAATCACAAGCGAGTAGGCCGACATGATCTTCTGCTTGGTGATGTTGATGAAGGTGTTGGATCGCCAGCCTTTGCCTTCGCCGGGCTTCCAGTTGCCACGGCCTCCGCGGCGGGCGCCGACGTTATCGTACTCGCGGCCACCTTCGCCTTTATAATTTGCGTCCCAGAATTGCTCGCTGGAACCGCGAAACGCGCTATCATTCTCATTCCACTTATCCTGTAATGGCCTTCTATTCTCCTGCCACTGTTGGTAGGTCTTTATCACGAAATCGCTCAAACCGTTCCGGCCGCTTGGGCTTGCCATGATTACCCCCGATCAGTTCTGTAGGCGCAATTTTACTCTTACAACTTCGCCTAATACCAAAAAAACAAGCACTTGTCAAGAACCGATTTTATTACCACGCCGCTCAACATAATCAACAAGCATACGCAACTGATTGTTTTTAACATCAGAGCTCATCCTGTTATACCGCTTGTACAACCTTCCCGCAAACACATGCTGTCTCGGCGTCCGCCTCTCCATCGAATAAACATTCTTGCAAAACGCCTTCTCGTACGGCGTCATGTCCTTCCAGTGATGGCGCACGAGCCAGTCCAGTTTGCGGCTGGTAGGATGGAAGCGAGTTGCAAAGGGATCGCTCATTGACACCTCAATAGTAATCGCAATGAAGTTTATGCCCGCACTTAGGACAATGGCACCCGCCAGTATCCACGGGCTCGTTAAGAAACTTCAGCCACTTCTTTAACTGCTTGCGGGTTGGAACACATACGATCTGACTATCTGGTTTGCGTTCCAGTCCGAGAGTTTGTTTGGGAGATACCATTTCTGATATACTGGTTTTAGACTTACGCTTCATGACAACCTCACTTCTTTGGCGGCTCGTTGATAATCTTCTGCGCCTCTTCCTCAAGCACTCCCCCAATGACCTTGTGTATGGCATTCTGCTGTTGGGAGACTTCGCGCTGACTGACGATTTGTTTCTCGATGCCTTCAATATCGCCCATCTTATCGGCCGTCCGGTATCCACACGGACACGACACGATGACCACCCATGTTTTGAAGTTGATCTCGATGGCGGGTTTATCGCCCAGGCACTTCGGACACTTGGCTCCCTTGGCAAATATCGCCGCGGCTATCATGTGCGCTATGGACTGTTTCTCGGCGGGCGTCAGTGTGAGCATGCGTGATTCCTTTCTTTGGTTAAGGGATGTGACAAAGCACTCCCGGCAGCCACCATAAATGTCCTTCGATTTATCTATCGAACATAACAAATAACATTGTGCCAATAAACACAATGCTACAGACAATCGCAATCATTAACGGGGTCATATCCTCTCCCTCCATGGCCACCGTTCCATCGCCACCAGCGCACACGTCAGCGCATACACGGCCGGGTATAGCGCCAACTCCACGGAGCCCAACGCGCCTTGGCATTGACGGGCTTGATCCTTTATCGCTGCTGACGATTGCTTGAGCCGTTTGGTGTTAATCAGACTCCAAAATACCGGCAACACCTGGTCGTCAGATTGCCAGGGAATCTCGATAAACGCCGGTTTGGGAGACACCATCTCCGACCTCAAGACTTGCATCAAGTATGTTCTGTGGACAAGTTCCGGAGCATTGTAATAAAAGTAATGGCAAAAATATCGCGCCCAACAGTTATTTAACCAGTTGGCAATCCCCTCAAACGTCATGCGCCCATTCTCCAATATCGGATCAATGCACCGAAACTCTACGTCCTCAAACACCGTGTAGCACTTCGTTTGCAGGTTAAATCCGACCATGACAGCATGACCAATGGCGATTCCACCGGCGCCCGTCCTCGGCACTACAGGCCAGCAGATGCCACCGCGGCAATAGTATTCGCCCGTCATAGGATGACTGTCATCATTCTCAAATCGCAGAATAGTTGTCTTTCTATCCGATTGATACGTAGATTGAGTTGGCGGTGTAATCATATATCTGAATCCTCCAGCGTTCCGACCTTTACCGGAGACGGTCCGGACGCCGACGCGCCGATGGGCCTGGCCATCACCGCGTGACAAACGGAATCAACCGCGTGGTCCTCAAGACGACTATCAATTTCCTCGGTGTCATGCGGATCCACTTGCATGAGTTGAACGGTCCGGATGAAGTCGCTACAGGAGTTATACACGACGAACATTGGCATCTGACCCGGCATCACCCGCAATCGCTGATGTAATTGTCTGAACTTGAGCTTGCGGTTGGCATCGCCTGGCGCCATCTGTAACCCCGCCTGAGCAAATACCTCGGCCGTGGACGGTCCTTGGCCACCCCCGCGGTAATCCGGCTTGCGATTGAAGCAGGTCGGATCGCACAACCGCGTGATAAACCGGCCGCTTATCCCCTCGCGCTTCTCGTGCGCCACTATCCGCTCGGCAATCTCGGCGTCAGTCTGGCGCAGGCCGACATCCATACCACCCGGCATG